TCCCGACTTGGTGATGATGAACTTCGCTTCTTCCATGTAAACATAAAGGAAGGGTGAAAGTTCTGGTTCGTATGAAACTTCTTTTATACCATACATTCTCGCACGCTGAGCGATGTCTGTAAGACTCTTGAATAAACCATTAATCCTAAACTGACCACTGAGATTATTGTATGTAAAGGGGTTATAGAAGAATTGCTGACGCTCGGTGTACGCACCGACTACGAAACGTCGGATCAGTTCGGGTTGGTTGGCAATGTTCGTACCCACGAAACCACCTGAAAAGCGGATCTTTCCGTTTTTGTAGATGTTGACGGTGACACCCTTACTTTCACCGATCGCATTCGATATCGTCATTTTGAACTGTGTCGTAAAAAATGGGATATTAATGTTACCCTTTGGACCTGCTTCACGGGTGTGTGAAAATCCTTCCCGCATCGACCCATACCATCCTTTAATTTCAGTCGTTTCTAAATAAAGACCTTCACCAATGGGTGTTTTTGGGAGAGGTGTCTTCAATAGTATTTTCTTGAGGTCGACGATAGCATCCTTCTGCCCGAAACCCGAGTCAATCGTCGCATTGAACATACCTGGATTAAGCTTGGTCATTTCAAGTTGTTTCACATCGTTCGGACCCAACAACTGTCTGATGTTATTGTTCGTGAGGCCCCCAAATTCATTATTTTCGAATTCTCTAAAGGCTCCTTCATACGTTCGATTATTAATCATGTTCCGCTGGAGACGCTGGGGGACCTGTACTTCACGCGGTGATGGACGCCTTTCCTGTTCACCACGTTCGAGTATATTATCGAGTTCTCTTGCTAAATTATTATCAGAGTTCGAGTTCGGACTTTGAATTTCGACTCCAGATTGCCGGACAAATTCCTTTATCCTCTGGCTCATATTATTAAATGGTGATATTTTTTTTAGTATCCACTGGTTAATATTTCTTCGTTGTCATCAAACACATCGACACCGTAGAAGACGGGTTGCTTGCGATAGGCTCGCCCCTTGTAGGTCACCGCCTCTTCGCGGACCTCAATACCATACGAGCTGAATGGTCCTGCATATGCATCTGGATTAAATCGCGGTTTCCCGAGATTGAGTGTTTGTGTACAGTGTAGCGTGTACGCTGGGGTAAACACTACCTGGGGAACAAAGAGATTCTGACCCCTGTCAACAGAACTACTCTCGAGAAAGTTAGTCAGAGAGCTTGTCACCATCGCGACTTGCTTCTGGATCTTCTTGAAATAGGCGGGGACGACGGCCCATGCGTCTCTATCCGCATATTTCTGACCATACTCGATATACGCACGTACACATTTGAGAAGAATGGCTGGAATCTCCTTCATCAGTTTATTATTCAGATGTGGGTCGGTATCATGATCCTTCACCTGTTTGGGGAAGTCGAAGACCAACAAACGCCTCAAGATTGACCCAGATGCATCTCTATAATCGGGAAGTTCGTTACCCGCCATACAACCAGGTGTAGTCCATTTAATAGACTTTGCCTTTTCGTGTTTGATCGCGATACTGATATCTTCGCCACTGATGATCGACTGAAGCTCTGCCTGGTTCAGACTCATGTTTGTTTTACATTCTGGGGCGATGAACATGAAGCCGTCGTAGATCGCCGAAAGACCAAACTGTTTCTCGGAGTTAGAGCTAAGGGTTTTGACATCTTCGGCTTCGTAGAACTTTTGGAATACATTCGTCAACAACGTAGACTTACCAGTTCTTGCAACACCTTTACAATACATGGCAATCTGCCAACACTCGATATCATTTACATCGAAGCAAAGCCTACCACCCATGACATACATCCACTTCGATACATCCTTATCGAATTTCTGATAGTCTAGGATACTCTGAAAATAGGGGGTTGGGATATCCCACCAGTCCTCGACATGATCGTAACTCTCAAACATCTGATCAAAGTACTTACAACTCACGATCGTGGGATCCAGGCACTTGTACTGCTTACTCTCGTAACTGTAGAAGTTAGATCTAAATTTACCAGTTGCTGGGACCCATTCTTTACCGATGAAGATACCATTCTTGAAGCTCCACACATGGCGGTTTTTACTAATCTCAGGAAACTGCATATCGTGACACTTAGACACAAAACGGACAACGTCACCTATAGTTGAACCACGCGACGTAAGATTTTCCCAATTCGCACGATTCGTTTCTTTCTGTGAAAACATGAAGACTTCCGCTTCAATCGACCTATTCGGTTTCCATGCACGTGTCGCGTATCCTTCTGGTGTAATGATTTGAGTGCAACAGTACCCCTTGTATCGTCGAATGTTGTTGGTATATGTGTGATTCAAAAATGATAGTAGTGATTGTTGGTATGGAGAAAGTGTATCAAGTTGGTCAGTGTTACACCGATAGAGTGTAGGATCCGAATCCGGGTTGGTCGGGATACATGTAGGGTTGTTAATTCGTTCGTAAATTCTCGCATGTCTGAACACAATCTGGAATGCATCATCCACTTGCTCGATGAGTCGATTGATTCGAACGGACACTTTCAGACCATCGTCATTGGGTTCGTAGTCGGAAATCTCCAGGGCGGTCGCTCGATGATACAATTGCCCCATCTGTGAAATGACTCTACGATGCGATGCTGATATCTGTTCAATGTCCACACGAAATGGTTTCCCAGAAGCCGGGTTAATTTCACTCGGTTTGAAAAATTTTTTATATCCCAATTCAGTCGGCACTGATGTATTATTCTTAACACCCATGTCCCACATTTTCTCCTCATCATCTAAAACTTGCAAGAGTTCGTCAGAATTAAGTGATTGAATTGTATTTTTTAGAATCTCCATATTCGATTGAAGTTGGTCGGCATCTTCGGATATAAAGTGGGTTCCCATCCCCTGTTTTACTAATACAAGGCAGTTATTTTTAAGCTCCTAATTTTCCAAGGATTTTTATCAGAATTTTGTTCTGGGTTTGGACCTGTTGCACGAGTGAAACTAGTGCACTGCAGACGGTGTCACCCTCTGGAGTCGTGAGTACGTCGACCAGATCGATACCAATTTCTTCATCCATGGACATCTCATCCTCCTCCTCTTGGAACAATTCCTCCTCCTCCTCTAACTCTTCCGGATTTTCTTCGATTTCGTCGGGGTAAGTAGTCATTTGATATATGCGTAGAAAAGACCAATGTAGATTTTTCGCAATGTGCGGTATCAGGCCAAAATAAAATATTACTATATATTACAAAACACTCACAATGGCCGGCGGTCTCATGCAACTCGTAGCTTACGGTGCCCAAGATGTCTACCTCACCGGTAACCCTAAGGTAACCTTCTTCCAGGCGGTTTACAAACGTCACACTAACTTCGCGATGGAGAACATCGAACAAACCACGAACGGTAACCCCTCCAACAACGGTCGCATCTCCGTGACTGTCGCCCGTAACGGTGACCTCATCGGTGACATGTACGTTGAACTGACGTCCAAGACGACCGGCACCAAGACTGCTGCCGCGACGGACTGCAACTTCGTCGCCGAGCGTGCGATCAAGACTGCTGAACTGTCCATTGGTGGTCAGCGTATCGACAAACACTACCAGCGATGGTGGCGTATGTACTCCGAGCTTTACCTGGACGAGTCCAAGAAAGCTAACTGGGGTAAGATGACTTCGGGTGCGGGCCAAGTGTTCCTCCCCCTGATCTTCTTCTTCAACAGGAACCCCGGTTTGTACCTGCCTCTGATCGCCCTTCAGTACCACGAAGTCCGCGTTGATTTCGATCTGACCGACGAGTTCGAGCACTACTTCAACGCCAACACCTTCAAGGTGTGGGGTAACTATGTGTACCTGGACACCGAAGAGCGACGCCGATTCGCCCAGAAGGGTCACGAATACCTGATCGAACAGGTCCAGCACACTGGTGTTGACTCTGTCTCCGCGGGTGAGACCAAGCAGGTCCGTCTGTCGTACAACCACCCCATCAAGGAACTTGTGTGGGCCGTTGCCCCCGCTTCTAGCTCCAACGCTAAGTTGTGGAACTTCACCTCCAACGTCAACAGCGATGATGTTGTCCTCGAGTCTAACCCCACGGCTATCACCGATTCCAACTGCTTCGTGCCCTTGACGCAGGCGGCTGGTGTGCCCATGTACGCTGCCGGTACCGGCGGTTCTCTTCTCCGCCTCATCGAAGAGGGTAAAACTGATGATGCTGCCAACGCTGTC